CGATGCGACAACGCGAATTTGCCGCTTAAGACAGATCCCTGTGCAGGCTTTCCGCGATGGCCGCGCGCACCGCGAGGCGATCGGCGGCATCCGGGGCAAGGAAGGGCGCAGGCGGGTGGCCCACGTCGCCACGCTCGCGCCGGACGAGTTCGGGATCGATGATCCGCACGATTGCGCGGTCATCTTCCGTCACCGCATGCGTGACAGCGTTGGGCGCGGCGGCGGCCCGGCGGCGCGCGGCCTCGGCCAGGGCGGCGGCGCCGGCAGCCAGGGCGCGGCGCTTGATCTCGGTCAGGTCGAGGCGGGAGAGGGCGGTGAGGGTCGGCATCCGGTCATTGCTCCCAGCCCATGGTCCGCCAGTTGTAGTGTCTCGAACCGTCCAACGCGCCGAGCGCGGCGGCGAAGGCGAGGCGTTCTGCTTTGGGCAGGCTGAAGGCGATGTCGAAGGGCACACCGTTCTTCACGAGATAGAGACACTCGGTCAGATCGGGGTGCCGGCTGAGTTTCCCGCTTCCTCTCGCACCTCCGCATCCGACGGCTCACGGGGGGTGACCACGGTTCCGGCGGCATTCATCCCGGCGTCGCCCAGGCGGAGGATGAGGTTCTCGATCTGCTGCTCGTTACTGGGATGCGGTACGGGAACATCGTCAATGAACTTGACAGCGCAAGCCGTCAGCGCCAGCCCGAGATAGGGCGGGTTCTGCGCCATATCCGGTCCCACCGCCTTGAACAGTCGCAGCTTGTCGAGCACTGTCGGCTTCTGTACCTGCAGCCGGCGGCCTGTGGCGTCGACACGTTCGACCAGGCCATAGTCATCGAAGATCATCTCCGAGGGGCGGCTCACGAGACGCTGCTCCGGCTGCTGGCGAAGAATTCCAGCCGCTGCTTGACGCTGGCATCGCCCTTGTAGAGGCCGGAGGAGGTGAGCTTGAACGACACACTGCTATATTGATAGGTCGATGTTGAGCCATCGATCTCGTCGATATACTGGTAGAGCGTGCCCGGCGTGGGCGTGGTGCCGGACAGGTAGCTCTGCTCGATCTGCGCGATCAGGTCATCGGCGGAGGAGGAGCCGCGCTCGATATCGAAGGAGCCTTCCCAGCCCTTCGGCAGTTCGGCGCCGACCATGGTGCCGTCCATGCGGTCGACGCGCACGGATGCGGTGATCTGGCGGCTTTCGAAGCCGGTGACATGTTCCAGGTCGACGCGGCCGAAGGGCCCAAGCACGACGACCTGGCAATCCTTGCCTGTGTTGAAAGTGGTGAGAGCCATGGTGCTTGCGCTCCGTGAGAGTGACGTGTGACGTTACGAGGAGGGTGCGCTGCTGACGGTCGTGCTGCTGATCTGCACGGTCTGGCCGCCCTCGACATTGACGATGAACTTCTCGTTGATGCCCTGATACTGAACCTGCACATCCGCCTGCACATAGCCCAGGGCGGTGCGTGACTGCGGATTGTTGGTCGTGTCGCAGACGACCGAGAAGGGCGTGGTGCCATTCGTGCTGCCCAGCAACCCCTGGCTCAGCATCCCTTGCAGGAAGGCGAGCAGCGTCGACTTGATGTTCTGGAACAGTGTCGAATTGATGACCTCGCCGACATAGAGGCCCATGCCGGCGCTGAGCGTCGCGGCGATGTAGTTCGTCAGCCGGGTATAGTTATCACCGTTGACGGCGGCGTTGGAGGAGGAGTTGTGGCCGCAGCGCACACCCCAGTAACTGCCGCCGGGCTGCGGGTTGCAGATCACGTCGATGCCGTTCTGGAACAGCAGTTGCAGATCGGCGGTGGCATAGGTGCTCGACTGGCCGGAGGCGACCGAGCCGCTCTTCTGGCTGCCGGTGATGCTGTAGAGCTGCTTGTTGAGGCTCGACTGCTCGGGCGAGAGGTTGACCAGGCGCCCGGCGGCGAAGCCTTGCGGGGAGACCAGGCGGGTGACTCCATTCGTCTGATCGTACCAATAGATCCAGTCGCCGAACATCAGCTTCGCGGCATAGCTGTCGAGGCCAGCACTCGCCTTGGTGGCGACGGCATTCTCCGTCGTGTCGCCGGCGGGGCCGGTGAGGATCATGTAGACGCCTTCGGAGAGGCCGAAATCCGCCTGCGTGGTGTACTGGGTCGTATCGATCGAATCGGCGAGGAGGGCGACCGAGCAGCCCTGGCCGCGCAGCGCATACATGCCGGTGCGGGGCACCGAATCGCTGCCGACCAGCCTGGCGGAGGTGACGTTGGTCGCACCATCCGTGCCCGGCGTGCCGGAGGAGAATTTGAAGGCACCAGCGACGGGTGCCGCCGTGCCGCCGGCATAGCTTGCCGTCACGGTCTGGGAAGCGCCGCGCAGCGGGCCGGTGCCGGTGTTGATGGCGGCGACCATCGCCTGCCACAAGGCGGCGCCGGTGCCGGCGATATTGTCGTAGACTTCCGGTATATTGCCAGGAAGTGACACGGTGATACGCCAACTGCTGGCCTGGGAGCCCGCCGAAATCGTGATGCTGATGCCGTTCCCATAGCTGCCGGTATAGAGCGCGGTGAGGGTGATGGCGCTCTGGATGGTGAGGGCCGCGGCGGTATCGCTGCCATCGGTCACCCGCACGCAGCGGAAGTTCTGCGCGCCCTGCTGCACCGAGGTCGCGACCTGGGTGCCCATGTCATAGAGCCGTGGCATGACCGGGCCGAAGCTGCTCGAATATTGCGCCATGCTGCCGATGACGACGGGCTGGCCCACGGGGCCCCAACTCGCACTGCCGACGACGCCGAGGATATCGGTCGGCACGCCGTTGAGCAGCAGCGTTTGCGGCGGCACGATCTGCACATAGAGGTCGGGCACCACCAGCGCCGTGGTGTTGATGGAGCCCTGTTGAACGATGGGCATTGGGTTTCCTTGGAGTTAGCCGAGGAGGGGCGAGAGGGTGCCGGCGGGTGAGGACAGGGTTCCCGTGCCGAACACCATCGCCGGCTGCGCGGCGGTGAAGGTGGTGGCGTAGTCGGCGGCGTAGATGAGATCGCGGCGATAGAGGCTGGCGTTCTCGCTCTGGTCGATGGTGGCGCCCCCGGCCAGCGTGATCCGGGCGGTGGTGCCGTCGGCCAGCGTCAGGAAGGGGGTGCGCGCCATCGTGGCGTCGATGGCGGACGCAACCTGGTCGCGGGGCAGCGGCGCCGGGCACCAGCAGCTTACGCGAAAGCTCTGCCTCTGCCGGCGGGTTTCCTGGTAGGCCGTCTGCGCCTGCTCGACGCGGGCGAGGAGCTTGGCGGCGCTGGGAATCGTGACCGTGGCGCCAGAGATCTGCACGAGCAGGCCGGCGGCAATGAGCTGGGCGGCGAGCGCCGCGGCGACCAGTGCCGTCGTGTCGCCCGTCTGGACGAGGTAGACGTAGGTGGCGCCGTTGACGGACAGGCCCGCCATCTGCCCGGCGGCTGTCGTGCCGGCGAAGGTCACGGCATTGGCGGCCACGGAGACGGTGAGGCTGGGCGTGGTCGCCGTCGTCACGTTCCAGTTGGCTGGGTAGCGCGTGGTCTCACGCGGCTCCCCGCTCGGAAACACGCTGACATTGATGATACCGTCCGCGAGATCGGCATGCAGCGCGGTGCTCACTGGCCAGCCGCGATAGACGCGGACCGTGACCGCGCCTTGGCCGATCACGGAGGCTGCGGTAGGACCATTGGGATAGAGGATTGCGGCGATGGCGGCGACCAGCGCATTTTCGACATCGGATTGATCAGCCATCAGGTTGTCGCCTGTGTTGCCGTCAGCCGCCAGCCGAGTTCCGTGCGCTCGACCGCGCTGATCACCGCGCGTGTGCCGGCCTCGTCGGTCATCAGATCGTCCTGCCGAAGTTCGATTGCGCCTGGGTCGTGCAGCGCCGGCAGGCGCACGATCCAGCTCGCGGGTCCGGGCTCGCCGGGCAAGGCGCCGGCGCTGCGGGCACCTGCGCCCGCCATCAGAACGCTTGCGGGCCAGCGGTCGAGGAGCAGGCTGTCCTCGCGTTGCTGGACGCCGCCATAGCCATTGCGGCCGGGCATGCGGGCGCCGTCGGCACGGGTGAAGGTCACCACCCGGTTGGTGAGAACGCAGACTGTGGGCAGCAGCGGCGGCTGGGCGGCAATGAAGAAAGTGCCGCTCGGTCCACGCAGATAGTCGCCCGGCTGGGTATAGGCGGTGTCGTGCACGGCGAACCACAGTGGCTGGTCGTAGCGGGCGCTGCGGTTCCAATCCTTGTCCTCGGAATGGAACGCCGCGTTGAGGCACAGCAGGCGATTGGCCGGTGACAAGGGGGCGCGTCCATCACGCGGACGGAACGCCTCGTAGAGCGCGCCAAGGTGGAGGGCGGCCTGGCCCATGCCGCGCGCGACGCGGTCGTTCAACCGTGCGGCGTCCATCACACCACCAGCGTTATGCCAGGATCAGCGAAGGCGGGTCCCGGCGGCACGCCGAGAAAGCTGCATAGCCGGCGCCGCCATTCGTCGAGGAGCGCGAAGCGGTCGCGCACCTCGTCGTGGTTGCGGGTCCAGACCGCCGCTTGGTCGGTGTCGAGGTTCTGGCCGGCCTGCGGCACGGCGCCCTCCAAGCCGCGCAGTGTGCCGAGATA